ATGGGCTCTCCGCTGTATGCATGAGGCATCATTACATGAGGATAATTGTTTTTTGACGTTGACCTTTTCCCCGGAATCCCTGGCAACAAGAGAGAATCCTTGGTCGCTCGATGTTCGCGATTTTCAAAAATTTATGAAGCGGCTACGCAAGCATATCTCGCCCAGGAAGGTTCGTTTTTTTCATTGTGGTGAGTATGGCGAGAAGTACGCCCGGCCCCATTATCATGCTTGTTTGTTTGGCTATGACTTCCCCGATAAGGAGCTATTGCGTATCGATAACGGTCACCGTTTATACATTAGCGACACTTTGAACCAGTTGTGGCCTTTTGGTTTTTCCACTATTGGTAGCGTTACGTTTGAGTCTGCGGCGTATGTTGCCCGCTATATCATGAAGAAAATTACAGGAGATTATACGTGGATTGATACCGAAACCGGCGAGTTACACAAACGCGCGCCGGAGTACACTACCATGTCTCGCCGCCCAGGTATTGGCCGTGATTGGATTGAGAAGTATAAGTCCGATGTTTACCCCAAGGATTTTGTCACTGTTAACGGTAGGGCGGTGAACCCGCCTAAGTTCTATGACCGTTATCTGCTGGAGCACGATCCGTTTTTGTATGATGAGATTAAAGAGAAAAGGGTTGAAAAAGGTTTGACCTACCAAGATAATAACACTCCCGACCGATTGGCGGTCAGGGAGAAAGTGAAATTGAGGCAGCTAGAAAAGCTGCCTCGTAATGTTGATTCGGAGAACTGATATGATCAAGCAAGTTTATGCTGTACGCGATGGAAAGGCTTGTATTTACCATGCGCCCTTTACTGTCCTGAATGAGGCCGTAGCCGTTCGGATGGTACATAATGCCGTCAATGCTGACGATCAGGGCGAGCTTTCTTTCAATGCTTCTGATTTTGACCTTTATCACCTCGGCGAATTTGACGACGAGTCCGGTAAACTCGATGTTTTCGAGGCCCCCAAACATGTGGTGCATTGCGCCCACCTTAAAGATGAGTAATACTTCTCCGGGTCGGTGACTCGTTCGGGGCGCTTCGGCGCCCCTTTTTTTTGTTAGGAGATATTTTTATGGATCGTTTGCCCTCCGTTATGAATCACAATTTTTCTCAGGTGCCCCAAGCTGAGATCCCCCGCTCTTCCTTTGATCGTTCTCACGGTCTAAAGACCACCTTCGACGCAGGTGTTCTTGTGCCAATCTTTGTTGATGAGGCTTTGCCCGGTGATACGTTTAACGTGTCGATGGCTGGTTTTGGTCGCTTGGCAACTCCGATTTTTCCGATTATGGATAACATTTTTTTGAATACGTTTTTCTTTGCTGTCCCGTATCGTTTGATTTGGGACAATTTTCAGCGTTTTATGGGTGAACAAAGAAACCCTGGCGATTCTACAGATTATTTAGTCCCTCAAGTTAACCCCGGTTTAGGTGGTTTTTTGGAAGGCTCTTTACCAGACTATTTTGGTCTCCCGACTAAAGTTTCTTCTACTGATCCTGCGTATGGATCAGTTAGCGCTCTGCCGTTTCGCGCTTATAATTTAATTTGGAACGAATGGTTTCGCGATGAAAATTTGCAACCTTCTGCGCCTGTTTTTAGGCATGATGGCCCTGATGCCAGTTGGATTGCTAATTATTATTTACGCCGTCGTGGTAAACGTCATGATTATTTTACGTCCGCTTTGCCCTGGCCCCAGAAAGGCGATGCTGTGTCGTTGGGTTTAGCTGGTCAAGCCCCCATTTCCGGTTTAGGTGTTAATGTATTGGCTAGTACGTCTCCCACTGTTACTGCTAAGGATACTTTTAACTCTTCTGGTTCTGTTTATGCGAATCCGTATTCAACCGACTCGACAACTTTTCTCATTAATGCCAATGGTGTTGACGGTGATCCGCAAGTTTTTGCGGAACTTGCCGGTTCGACTGCTATTACCGTTAATGCGCTTCGGGAAGCGTTTCAGATTCAGAAACTCTATGAGCGCGACGCGCGCGGCGGTACGCGCTACACGGAAATTATCCGTTCCCATTTTGGTGTTACGTCGCCTGATGCCCGCCTCCAGCGTCCTGAATATCTTGGCGGTGGTCAATCGCTTATCAACCTCCATGAGGTTCCTCAGACGTCTTCTACTGATGAAACCACCCCCCAAGGTAATCTGTCTGCTTACGGTACTGTGTCTTTTAACGGTCATGGTTTTACAAAGTCATTTACCGAACATTGTGTCGTTATTGGCCTCGCCTCTGTTCGCGCCGATTTGACCTATCAGCAAGGCGTTGACCGGATGTGGTCACGTCAAACTCGATGGGACTTCTACTGGCCTGCTCTCGCTCACCTGGGCGAGCAGGCTGTTTTAAATAAAGAAATTTATCAACAGCGAACTTTGGTTGATGATGAGGTTTTCGGTTATCAGGAGCGCTTTGCTGAGTATCGGTACAAGCCATCAAAGGTCACTGGTGCTTTTCGCTCAAATCATTCTCAATCTCTTGATGCCTGGCATCTTTCTCAGGATTTTGATTCTTTGCCTACTTTGTCTCCGGCATTCATTCAAGAGAACCCGCCTCTTGATCGGGTTATTGCTGTGCCGTCTCAGCCCCACATAATTTTTGACGCTTATTTCAAGATGATTTGTGCGCGGCCTATGCCGGTGTACTCTGTACCTGGTCTTATTGACCATTTCTAAATCCCGAGGGGGTGTAGGCACACTTGCCTGCACCCCATCGGGATTCACTCGCGGTAGCGTACTGAGGATTTTTCATATGCAATTTTTACTTGACCATTGGGATACTATTTCTCTGATCATTACTAACATTCTTGCTCTTTTCGTTAAGCCGCCCCGGCTTAAAGGTGGTTAATTATGGGTTTTTTGTCTGCTGTTGCTGGTGGTCTTGGTTCTATTGCCTCGACTGCTTTCGGTGCATCTTCTGGCCGCTCTGCGGCCAAAAGGCAGATGCGCTTCCAGGAGCGAATGTCGAATACGGCCTACCAACGAGCTATGGATGACATGCGCAAAGCTGGTTTGAATCCAATCCTTGCAGGTAAGTTCGGTGCCGCTTCTTCTCCCGCTGGTGCTTTTGCGTCTCTGCAGCCTGTTGATAATCCTGTCACTTCGGCCTTTCAGGCCGGTCAGACTGCTGCATCTACTGATTTGACCCAGGCTAACGAGGCTCTCGCTAATGCTAATGCTAAGCTGCGCGAAGCGCTTGTGCCCGGTGCCGAAGGCATCGCTGTTGTCACTGAGCAGGTGTCTAACATGGTGAAGGCCGTTGGCTCTTTTATCGGTCGTAATGAGGCTCAGTACAAGGCGCTTATTGATGATGTGCGCGCCAACATTGGCGAGTGGATAGACAAAGCCAAAGCGGAGCTTGGTGCTACTGTTGACCAGTTCTGGCAGTGGTTGAAAAGAGGCGGTATTTATGGCCCCGCCATTGATTATTTCCGAGAACTCTTCTAGGATTCTCCCGGCCGCATTGGCCCTTTGAAAGTAAACTGAGGTGATGATTATGGAATTTGTGACCGCATACGGCCCTAAAACGGCTGCTAAGCTGTTTTTCGTTGATTCTGAGGGTGAGCCCTTGGATGGTGCCCGATCGTTGACTGAGCAGGCGCACTGTAAGCGCTGCGACGTGAATAACATCCTTGCGCAATACGATAAGACTGGTCTGATCACTCATGTGAATAAAGCTGTCGGTGAGTATGGCGATTTTACGGCTGTAAATGAGTACCAGGAATCGCTAAACACTGTCATTGCTGCGCGTGAGGCTTTCGCTGAGTTGCCGTCGAAGATTCGCGCCCGGTTTAATAATGACCCGGGCGAGTTTTTCGAGTTTGCGACGAATCCTGACAATGGTCAGGCTATGGTTGAGCTCGGCCTTGCTGAGGTGCCAACGCCGACGCCCCCGACGAAAGTCGAGGTCGTTAACCAACCTACTGCAGAGCCCTCCTAGGGCTCTTTTTTTTGGCTACGAAGTGCTATATTCGGGGTGTGGGGACAGTTACCCACTTGATGTAACTGTCCCCACTGACACCGACAGGTGTCAAGGAGTCGCCCTCGGGCGGCTCCCGGTGATGCTAAGGCATTGAATTTACGATGGTTTTTATCTTTTTTTGGAGTTTTTTATGAAAATGCGTAAGCGTATGAAAAAATCACGGTCTAAGAAGCTATTCCGGAAGACTGCTGGTAATCGTTCTGTCCATCCCAAAAATGCAATGGGTCGTCCTATGCGTGGCGGTATTCGCCTCTGATGGCGTGCTATCACCCCATCACGGCGTGGTTTAGCCGTGATGTAAATCC